ACATCATCACCCTGAAAATCAGCGACGTGACGCAAGTCGGCCTTGGCGATGAGGTCACTGAGAACACGAATCTCGCGCGTCCGGCCGGCACTGAAATAGAACTCCGAGCAGACGGCATTCGTGAATTCACTTGCACCTTGCAGGCCTTCACTACGGCCGTCACGAGCGCTACGGCCAGCACCTTTATTCTTGGAAAATGTCAGACGGCCATCGCCCTTCCGTCGGTGCGTTCGGCTTTCTCAACGGCCGGCTTCTCGCCATTCGACGTCGGCCCTGTGCAGAACGTCACGACGCTAAATCACACTCTTTTCGAGGGCCGCGCGGTGCTTAGCGTGCGTTTCTACACGCGCGAGACTCTCAGCGATTATGTGGGCTACATTGCCACGGTAAATACGACTTCATACATGGGGCCGCCCGCCTCGGGGAACAAGAGCACAATCGACATTTAGCCCCCTCATTGCTACAATCCACCTCGGAGAAATCATGGCCCTTTCAGACATCGTAACGGTCACCATCACCTCGGAAAGCGCAGCCGTAACCCAAGAGGGTTTCGGCATGCCGATTATTCTTGCGCCCGATACCCCCGGAGGTTTCACGGAGCGAGTGCGGTTCTATACTTCGCTCACGGGCGTAGGGGTAGATTTCGCAACGACTACGGCCACTTATAAGATGGCGTCGGCAATCTTCAGCCAAAGCCCTCGCCCTCCCACGATTGCCGTGGGGCGCTTGGCGAATAAGCCTACTCAGCGATGGGCCGTCACGCCTACGGCCTCAAACTCGACTGTCTATCAGATGCGCATCAACGGCACGCTTGTAGAGTTCACCTCCGACTCCAGTGCTACGGTGACCGAAATCATCGCGGGCCTGAAAGCGGAGATTGACGCTCTGTCTCTGGGCATCACCGTAAGCGACCAGACCACCTATATGCGAATCGTCGCCAATACGGCCGGTGCTTTCTTCTCCGTGGAAGTTCTCGACACGAGCCTTCTGGAGATTGCGCAAGACCATGCCGACCCGGGCCTTGCGGCCGACCTCGCGGCCATCGCCCTCGAAGACTCGAGCTGGTACGGCATGCTTTTCGGCTTTAGTTCCAAGGCTTGTGTCGACGCAATCTCAGACTTCGCCGAAGCGAATAAGAAGCTTTATTTCGCTCAGACCCAAGACAGCGCAGTCATCACCCTTTCGAATGCTTCGGACACGGGCGGCTCGCAGACCGTCGCAGGTCTCTTGAAGGCAGACACGAAGTTCCGAACTGCACTCATCTACAACGCCAAGACCGATGCCTTTGCCGACTGTGCTTGGGCTGGCGTGTGCTTGCCTCTTGACCCGGGCTCTGAGACCTGGGCGTTCAAGACTCTCGCAGGTGTTTCGGTAAGCACATTGACGGCCACCCATCGCACCAACGCGCTGGCCAAATACTGCAACATTTACGAGACCATCGCCGGCGTGAACGTGACGAACAAGGGCACCGTTTCGGGCAACGAGTGGATTGACTTTATCCGCTTCCGCGACTGGCTTGAGGCACGAATGTCCGAAGGCATCTTCGCCGCATTGGCGGCCTCGAAGAAAATCCCTTACACCGATGCCGGCATCGCCGTCATTGAAGGCATCGTGCGCTCATGGCTGCAAGCCGGTGTGGCCGTTGGCGGGCTGGCCGCCGACCCTGCGCCCGAAGTCACGGTGCCGCGTGCGGCTGATGTTTCGTCAACCGACAAGTCAAACCGGGTGCTCAACAACGTTAAGTTTGACACGGTCGCGGCCGGCGCAATTCAAGCCGTCAACATCAGCGGCGTCATCTCAGTCTAAGGAGAAACTCAATGGCAACCGCTACTTATGACCCTACGCTGAACGTTTTCAGCTTCGCTGGTTTGAACATCACGGGCTACGCCCCTGACACCTACATCAGTGTGGAGCGCAACGAAGACGCCTTCACCCTGGTTGTGGGCGCGTCGGGCGAAGCGACTCGAAGCCACAACAGAAATCGCTCAGGCACCGTGACTTTGACGCTGATGGCCTCGAGCCAGTCCAATGATGCCTTGACCGCGATTGCTCTTGCCGATGAAATTGCCGGTACTGGCGTTTCGATTCTCTTCTTGAAAGAGGCGAACGGCACCACCCTGGTAAGCGCCTCGAACGCCTGGGTAAAGAAAATGCCGGTCGTCGACCGTGCGAAAGAAGCCGGCACGGTTGAATGGGTTTTAGAATGTGAGGACCTGAACATCTTCGTCGGCGGGTTGCTGTAAAAACATAAAACCACAAAGCGCCTGGGGAGGCCGCTAAATGGCACGAGCACAAAAAGAAAAAACGATTGACGGGCTGACATTCACCGTGCAGCAGTTGCCTGCGATGCGGAGCCTCAAGCTGATGCATAAGCTAGGTAAGACGATTGGCCCGGCCATGCTTAAGGCTTTGAGCGGTGCGCCGGCAGGCAAGGAAATCAAGGTAGGCAACATCAACGTGGCCGACATGGCCGACGGTGTTTCCCTTCTCTTTGACCGCCTGTCTGCGGAAGACACCGAAAGCATCGTGCGCGAGCTTTTTGAGACCACGATGGTCACGGAGAACGGCCAGACCTTTCAACTCATGCCGGTCTTTGACAACGTCTTGGCCGGCAAAATGGCGACTCTTTTTAAGGCAGTGAAGTTCGCCTTGGAGGTCAACTATCAGGATTTTTTGCCCGCGCTCCTCGCAAGCGCGCAAGCGTCGCAGGTGGCGGGCAGCTCCGCCGCATCGAGCACCTAGTACCCACCTGGCCTTGCGAGCGGCTCTTGCTCGAACGAATAGCTACCCTGCAAGAGCTCGAGACCTGGTACTCCCTTTGTGACGTGATGGATAGAAACGAAGCTCTCGACGCCTGGCAAGAGGCTGAGAGGGAGGCGCACCAGCAGAAAAAGAGGTAGACTTCGGCCATGGTTGTGCAAGAACTTGTAGCCCTTTTAGGCCTTGAGGTAGACGCTTCGACTTTCGACCGAGGCGAGAAAGCCCTGGCCAGTCTGCGCACCGGCTTTCTTGCGGCCGGCGCTGCGGCGACTGCGGCCGCTGCGGCTGTCTTCCACACCGTGCATGCCATGACGGAAGCGGCCGATGCAGCAGGCAAAATGTCTCAGCGCACCGGAGTGGATTCTACGGCGCTGCAAGAACTCTCGTATGCGGCAAAGCTTGCCGACGTATCGACAGAATCGCTCGAACAGTCGATGCGCTTTCTTGCGAAGTCTGGCGTGAAAGACGTGCGCGGCCGCATGCTTGAGCTTGCAGACCAAATGCAGAAGCTGCCTGATGACGGCTCGCGCGCGGCACTTGCCTTAAAGAACTTCGGCAAGACTGGTACGGCCCTTATTCCAATGCTCAAGGGAGGCCGAGAGGAGCTTGCAGCGCTTGCGGCGGAGGCCAATACGCTGGGTGTAGTCTTCGACAAAGACACCATCGATGCAAGCGAGCGCTTCAACGATACGCTCACACGTATTTCGTATGCCGCAGGAGGCCTGCGAAACCGCCTCGGTAAAGTTCTTTTGCCGGTTCTGCAGAAGGTCGCGGATTCGGTGCTTGGTCTGATTGCGAAGATTCAAGACAATCTTCCGACACTCGACCAGCTCCAGAAGTGGGCTAAGCTTGCGGCTTTTGTGCTTGGAGGCGTGTTGGTGGCTGCGCTGATTTCCGCAGGGGGCGCTTTTGCGTCGCTTGCCGGCGCGGCTGTTGCAGCGGCGCTTCGTACCGTGCTTGCCTGGGCGGCATCGGCCGCGCCATTCCTTCTTCTCGCGGCGGCCGTGACTCTGGTGTTGCTGGTGTTGGAGGACCTCTACAACTTCTTTTCGGGGAACGGCAAGTCTGTGGTAGGCGACTTCGTTGCCTACGTAAAAAGCGAGTTTGGCGACCTCAAGACATTCTTGCAGGCCTTCGTTGATTGGCTGGGCACAGCATTCATCGGCCTGCTTGATAAGCTCATCGAGAAGTTTTCAGGGCCTAAGAAATCCATGGAGGAACTTCATAAGGAAATTGAAGACTTGAACAGGAGGGGCACTTTCTCCGGCGAAGTAAACAACATTCTTAGAGCCATTTTGCCCAAGCAAAACCCCATGGATATTCCGGGCTTTGTAGGCATTCAGACACCTCAGGGCTTTGTGCCTAAGAGCCAGCTCGACGCCAACGGAAACTTTACCTCTAACATCACAATCAACGCCACTCCCGGTATGTCGACCGACGACCTCGCAGGCAAGGTAGCCGAGGCTCAAGAGAGTTGGTGGGATTCCAAAATGCGCAGCACTCTCGTAGGGGCTGAATAATGGTCGCACTTCTTTTCAAAAAGCAGCGAGCTTCAATAGGCACCGTGCAACTCGACGCCTCGGTTTCCGAGACTCATGAGGCGCGCGTTGAAGTGACGGAGCACCCGGTTGAGCAAGGCGTGAACATCAGCGACCACGCGCGGCCGCTCCCTCGCTCTCTGCGCATCGAGGGCCTCGTAAGCAACTATCCGCTGCCCGACCCGTCGGCTCCGTTAAACGCGCGCATCTACGGCTCAACGCAGTTCAACTCTCGCTCAGATATCTCAGGCAACCGGGCGGAAGAAGCCTACAGCGAGTTGATTCGGCTGAAAGATTCGGCCGAGCTCATTACCGTGGTCACTGCCATTCAGACCTACGAAAACATGCTCATCACCGACCTGAATATCCCGCGCGATGGCACGAGCGGTGATAGCCTGCGCTTCTCCTTGAATCTTAAGCAAGTGTCGGTGGTTAACTCGCGCACTGTCGACCAGCCCGTGTCTGAAGACAAGCCGAAAAAGAAAAAGAGCATTGGCAACGTGAACTCCAAGACTACTTCGGCCCCGGTAGAAGACCAGTCGACACTGCGCTCTCTCGGCGCCTCTAAATTCTTGGGGCTCCAATGAGCGTAACACTCCCTCTTAGAAGCGACCTACCGCACTACACGTTCGACACCACGTTAGACGGCCGCATCTACACCTTTGAGTTTTTCTGGAACACGATTGAAGAGGGGTGGTTCATGTCCCTCTACTCCTCGAACGGTGACGCTCTTTTGCAGACAGTGCGCGTCACGTGTGACTGGCCTTTGGCTAAGTACTACGCGATTGACGGGCTGCCGCCAGGCATGCTTATGGCCCAAGACACCGGAGGCGAGCAGAAGACTCCCGGCCGCGACGACCTCGGAACGCGGGTGTTGCTGCTCTACTTCAGTGAAAGTGAGCTGACCGGGTGAGCCGTCTCTTCAACAGAGAAGTGCGCGTCATCGCGGGCACCCTCGAGATTAAGGGCTTGCGTGTGCAGTTCCGTGTGAAAAAAACTCTCGAGAAAGAGCCGAATGAATGCGAGCTTTCCATCTACAATCTGAACGCAGAGCACCGACGAGAAATGGAAACGAAGGGCATGCGCGTCGCCGTAGAGGCCGGCTACACTGGAAACACTGCACAGATTTTCGTGGGTGAAGTTCACTTCACTGAACATTTGCGCGAAGGCCCTGACTGGGTGACGAAAATGCAGCTTGGCGACGCCCAGCGCGCCTACAAGCACGCGCGTGTGTCAGAGTCATTCAAGGCAGGAAATTC